CTAAGGAGATGTCATGAGTGCAGACCTTTCAAAAATTGGCATATTGAGTTCTATTCTACTAGCTGCAACTGTTGGAGTTTCTCAGCTTTCTGAAACTAAAGAAGAAACGAAGACGCCTGTGGTTGTTATCGACCACAAACCTTCTGAAGAAAAAGAAGTACAAACTCTGGTGGCTAAACCAGACCCAAGAATTGATAAGTTAATTGTGGCTCTCAATAACCTGAGTGTAAGACAGGCGGATTATAACAAATCCGTTGACGACAGATTAACCGCACTGAGAACTAACTGGAAGCCTGTTCCAGCACCAGCCGTTGAAAAACGTGCTGTTGTTATGAGGGAACCAGAAGTTATCAGGGTAAGCCAGAGGGGGACCGTCAAGGAATCGCTACCTGCCTCCTCTGGCTCCTCTGGGTCTAATGCTTCTGTGCGTTCTAACTGCTCTGGAGGAAGTACCCCTCCTACTGGTGGGAATGGTAACACATTTACTGCTCAGAGCAGTCCTACGATGTATCCTACCAACGTTTCTAACGTGTTTGCCTATGAGCCAGGAGTGGTAGTTCCTAATTACTATGCTAATAGATCTACCCCTATCTTTGGTGTGCAAGCTCCGGTACACTTACCGTTTTCAAATGGTCTTATGACAATTGGTGGTTCGTGACAACCTTAGCTTCTACCCGTGTGGTAGGCTTCAGAAAGAGGATGTAAGTACCAGAGAAGCTATTAACTCTTTAGGATAACTATGGCACTCACTGATAATCTGATTTCATACTGGAAAATGGATGAGTCATCCGGCAATGCACTAGATGCTCACGCCAGTCACGACCTTATAGACACCAATACAGTTGGTTCTGCTACAGGGATTATAGGTAATGCAAGAGACCATGAACTATCTTACTTTGAGTATTTTGGTATAGTAGACCACTCTGACTTCAGTTTGACTGGAGATATGTCAATATCTTGCTGGATTAAGCCAGAGTCCACTCCCGGTTCTTCTGCTAACACCATTGTTTCTAAGAGTACCGACCCTGTCTGCGGTAACATGGATGACGAATATTCTCTGGCTATGACTGTTTATGGGGGAGGAAGCCTTTCTTGGACATTTAGTGATGGTATGGGTGCTCCCGGTCAGGTTTTCTGGAGTTCAGTCTTAAGTACAGCAACTTGGTACAATGTTGTATGTTGGCACGACGCAGCAGCTATGGAAGTTGGCATCACAGTTAATGACGGAACTCCTGTCACAGAGATGTGGTCAATGGGAGGTGTTGATGGTACGAATAATTTTCTTATTGGGTCTGTTCATGGGGGAGGAAGCTACTTTGACGGGTTGATTGATGAGGTAGGAATTTGGGATAAAGTTCTTTCTTCAGATGAAATAACTGAACTGTTTAACAGCGGAGCAGGATTGACCTATCCATTTACTGATTCGGTTACTCCTTATTACTACAATCTTTTAGCGAGCGTATGAAATGGGACTCCAGAAAAATACAGCTAGTCAACAGTGGATCGTGTTTGCGTTTGATCGTACAGACAATGTTCCTAAAACTGGTGACGCAGCAAATATAACTGCCAATTTAAGAATTGACGGTGGTGGTGCAAACGCAGTCGATGACACCAATCCGACAGAACTAGAAGACGGCTTCTATATTTTTGATATAACCGCTGCTGAATCAAACGGTGACTTAATAGTTATCGCCCCAGCTTCTTCTACCTCAGACATTCAAGTAATTGGAGTTCCAGGTGCTCAATATACTTGTGCTCCTAACTCCAATCTTCTAGGTATTGAATCAGACGGGGACTTAACCAAAGTCAATACACTGAACGGACACACCGCACAGACAGCAGATCACACCTCTGCTATTGCCGATATTCCAACTGTTGCAGAATTCAATGCTAGGACTATTGTTTCAGCAAACTACTTTGATCCGGCAGTTGATGCAGTTGCAACTGTCACACTCGTAGTAACAACCACAACCAACTCCGACATGAGAGGTACAGATAGTGGAGCAACAGCGGCAGACTTACTTGATAAACTTGGTGCGGTTAATGAATCGGCTGCGGCAGGTGATCCTAGTGCTACTGAATCTGTCATGCAGTATGTCAAGCAGTTAGTTAATGTCCTTGTAGGAACTACCGGAGTCACTACATTCCCAACCGAGGCAGCACCGGCAAACAATGTCAGTCTTGCAGAAGTAATTAGAGCAATGCACGCGGATGTGACTGGATTAGCCGGTTCCGTAATGCGTGGGACAGACTCTGCACTATTGGCTTCTAGCGACGGTTCGGGACTAACAGAAGCGGGCGGTACAGGAGATCACTTAACAGCAATAGATCTACCAAACCAAACAATGAACATAACTGGTAACCTATCAGGTTCAGTTGGTTCTGTTACCGGAGCAGTAGGAAGTGTTACAGGAGCAGTAGGCTCGGTTACAGGAGGATTGAATACAGCCGGAACCATTTCAACCCTCGATGCACTAGACACTGCACAAGACACACAGCACACTACCACTCAGACAGATATTTCAAACTTGAATGACCCAACCGTAGCTGCAATTGCAGACGGAGTCTGGGACGAAGTTCAATCCGGTCACGTAACCGCAGGGACGTTTGGATTATACCTAGACACAGAAGTCAGCGGGGTCGGAGGCGGAACTCCACCAACGGCTGCTGCGATTGCAGATGCTGTTCTTGACGAATTGACAGCAGGACATACAACCGCAGGATCTCTTAGCAAGGCGATCATCGACATTCTGGCTGACACGAATGAACTTCAGAGTGATGATGTTCCGACGTTAATTGCAGCACTACCGACAGCGACAGAAATCGATACAGAATTGACAAGCAATCACGGTTCTGGAGCATGGACTACTGCTACCAGTGTGACAGTTAGTGATAAGACGGGCTTCAAACTTGCCAGTGATGGCCTAGCCCTTGTGACTTCCTGGACGGTCGGTATTACGGGTAACATTACCGGAAACCTTAGTGGTTCAGTGGGTTCGGTTACAGGTGCAGTAGGGAGCGTCACAGGAGCCGTTGGTAGTATTGCTGGAAACGTTGGGGGTAACGTGGTAGGCTCTGTAGGATCGGTCTTAGGTGGCCTTAACACGTCCGCAGGGACCCTCACTACTCTAGATGCCTTAGATACAGCACAGGACACTGAACATGATTCTACCCAGTCGGATATAGCTGCTCTTAACGACTTGTCCTCCGCAAACATCCTTACTCAAGTTAACGCTGCTTTAGACACGGCTATTGCGGAACTCGGCGTTGCTGCTCCAACGGCTACTCCTACCTTAAGAACAGGCTTGATCCTACTTTACATGGCGTTGAGAAACAAGCTAGACGTAACCAACTCTGCAAAAGAAATCCACAATGATGCTGGGACAGTTGTTGCTACCAAGACAATTAGTGACGACGGAACAACCTACTCAGAAACTGAGATGGCGTAATGGCTATAGACTCCGCAGAAAAGAGACGGTCCGTAAGTGGGATAGGGGGACCACCCCTTATTCCAGGCGTTACACCGAACTCTTCTAAGGATCAAGAATGGAGACAACAAGCTGGTTGGAGCTACTCTGGTATCTCAGTAATAGCGATCATTGTTAGTGGTTGTTGGGTGAAAGGTCAAGTGTTTCTACCCGGTTTCCAAACAGGTGAAGAATACAATCAAGGGTTCCAAAAGGGTGAAACCTATAACCCAGGATTCCAGAAAGGTCAGGAGGTCTGCTAATGCCCACGCCGTTCGCTGTCAGTTTTCATGAAGATGGAGATTCCACAATTCTTGGCAGGATCACTGCTAGAAATGGCACAGGTTCTGCTACTGGTATTGATGGGGAAGGTAACTTTCTCAAACAAGCCGATATATCCAGCATTGTCCGTAAGACGTTTGATCTGGAAGGGGATGTTACTGCTCCGGTAGAAACTACTCTCACCGTATCAACCGTTGTTCTAGACACAGTAATAACGACCAATACAATATGGACTTTAGACACAACCGGATACAACTTTATAGACGACGTTGCCGCAAGCCTCTTCCCCACAGGAGGTAGAAGGTATCGTATAGAATACATAGTTACTCTAAGTGGTGGAGCAGTATTCCATGGGGTTTACGAAGGCATTGCTGACCCAATTTTTAGTAGCTAGGATGTCCATTGTTCGGGGGAACGGGTATATTTTCTTCAGGAGAATATCGTGGTGATACCTCGGTTCACAGTTGAAGGCGATGTCAATGTTAGAGTAGCCTTAGATAAACGCTTGTCTAATGCTAAAAACGCTGGTGCAATTTACGCTATTGAATACATTGCTCACTACGCAGTATTCGTTCACGAAAACCTCAACACACGATATAGGAATGGTCAGGCAAAGTTTTTAGAACAACCGGCAAGAGAAAGTGGAAAAGGTTTGGGTAACATTGTGGCGACAGTAGCAGAAAGAACTGGAGACGTTGCTTTAGGACTTGAAAAAGCTGCTAACACTCTACTGGCGTTGAGTCAACAATTGGTTCCGGTAAAGACTGGTTTTTTGAAACGTAGCGGAAAAGTAAGAAGAGAAAAATGAGCGGTGCTCTCACACATAGTATTGCGGCAATCATGCAACAGGTCATAGTAGACTTGTCGTTAGCTGATTTGCCTAGTGCTGCTCAAACATCTTCTGACTATCCTATATTTTACGGTACGTTACCTGACAATCCAGATGATTCTATTCTAGTGTCCGGTACAGCGGGAACTTCTGACGGAAGAAACATGATAGATGGAGGTCAGGCTCAGCATCATGGTTTCACAGTATTAGTGCGGTCTAGCAACTATGCAACAGCCTTTTCAAAAGCGAACGCTATTAAGCAGTCATTGGACACAACAGTTGAAAGAACCTCTGTAACAGTTGCTTCCAGTGTCTATAGAGTACAGTCGGTTTCTACAAGGCCGGGACCAATTTCTTTAGGAAAAGAAGAACTGACTAAACGAGAACTTTTTACAGTCAACGCTACAGTAGACTTGACTCAAACCACTTAATAAGAGAGGAAGTAAATTATGACTACTCCTACTGCTACAGCCAGGACTACTCCTGTTGGCACAATGTTGACTGACGGTTTTTCAACCAAAGTGACACTTGCTGCTGATGCTGACATTTCCTTCTGGGAAAAGTCTGTTCAACCAATGGGTCTTGACGGTGGTGACGGAATTGACGTCACTACTATGTTTAACGTTCTCTACCGAACGGTTCGTCCTCGTTCCTTACAAACTGCTACAGAACTGACGATGACTGTTGCTTACGATCCTGCTGTCCTTGATCAGATTGTAACAGTTCTCAATGTGGAAACTACCATCACAGTCAACCATTCCAATAGTGACACTTGGTCATTCTACGGATTCCTTCGCCAGTTTACTCCTCAAGAAGTTTCGGAGGGTTCTCAGCCTGAAGCTGAAATCATTATTACTCCGACTAACTGGGATTCCAGTGGTAACGTGGAAGCCGGTCCGAACTATATTACTTCAGTTGGAACCGACTAATCCTAGGACGCGTCTATACGCCCTTGTAACGGTCTGTACGGTAAAACCGGCATACTATGCCCAAAAACTACCACAGACCCGCATAAGGGCTGTTAGACGTCTTAAAACACTCTACGCAGTTTACCCTCGGTAGGTTTTGTAACGCCTGCCAAAAACTATCCTCCTTTTCCCAAGGAACCTATGCAATGTCTCAAGATCAAGCACTTGTTTTCGACATCACTCCTCAAGAATTGTCAGTTGTTATCTCCGGTAAGGATTATATCCTTAGAGAAGCTTCTGGTCATGCGGCTGCTCAGTACAGAAATTCAGCACTCAAAAGTTTTAAGATGGGGGCTGAAGGTAACCCAGAAACAATCATTGATGACGGGTTAGTAATGGCAGAACCTCTTCTTGTTTCCCTCTGCTTGTTTCAAAAGACTGACAAAGGACTTAGAGAGGTTTCTCTAGAAACAGTTCTTGGCTGGCCTAACAAAATCATTAAGCCTCTGTTTGAAAAAGCAAAAGAGATTAGTGATCTAGGAGAAGGCGAAGAAACACTTGAAAACCTGAAACAAGATAAGGAAGCAATAGACAAGAAGATTGCTGAAATCAAGGAGAAAGAAGAAGTAAGAAAAAACTCGTAAAGGATCAGTTTGGGTGGTTGAAGATTGCAGACCACTATAATTATTCTGGTCCTATTTCCGAGTTACAAAAGAGTTGGACAAACCGAGAATACTTAGTAAGACTCGAATGGTTACTGGATTACTGGAACAAACCTAGCCTCACAGACTTCTACTTGATGAGGCTTACTTGGGAAGTTCACCACGTCCTTGCTACCAAGTATCCAAGAGAGTTAGACCTAAGTCCTTACGAACTGAAGTTTGGAGTTAAGAAATCCGAAGTTAGTAGAGAATCTACTATGTTTGACGAGTCCGATACCCAGCACCAAACAGCTTTATCCAAAGCTAGATGGGCAGCAAGGCTAGATGGATTTATAATAAGGAAGTCTGAAGATGGCAACAGAAGTTGAACGCCTAGTCGTCCGGATAATGGGGGACAACCGCAGTTATCTTAGATCCATTACAAGCTCAGTCCGTGCAGCCAGGTCTTTTAAGGAAGCACTGGAAGCTGGAAGAAGGATAACTAGGAGTGTAGAGACGGCTACAGAATCTTACGCAAAAACTATTAAGAACCTCAACCTTGCTAAGAGACTTGGGGTGATTAGCAATAAAACTTGGGTAAGAGGATTGAAAAAAGCTAGAGAAGAGTTGGCCTTAGCTGAAAGGGGTACTAAGAAGACCGCAATTTCTACAAATATTCTCGGTAAAGAACTCCGGGCTGTGGCAGGCACGCCCTTTGGGAGCTTTATCTCTAAAGTTGTGAAATCAATAACGTCACTCTTCGGTCTAAGGGATATGCTGAAGAGTGTTGTTAAGCGTGTAACCCAATTGGGGGTGAAACTTAGAAGTCTTGGTAGCAGACTTACTATGTTTATCACTCTTCCAGTTATAGCTATGGCTACCAAGGTAGTTAAATCGTTTGCTAGTTTTGATCTAGCAATGACGGAATCTCAATCTATTATGAAGGGCTTGAGTGCATCAGCTAAAAAAGATATGAGAGCAATGGCTCTAGATTTAGCCAGGAACTCTAAGTTTGGACCAGCAAAGCTCGCCAAGGCTTACTTCTTTCTCGCTAGTGCTGGTCTAAATGCCAGACAGTCTATAGCGGCTCTTCCGGCAGTCACTAACTTTGCAACGGCTGGAGCGTTTAGTCTAGAACGAGCTACAAAGTTAGCGGCTGGAGCACAGAATGCTTTAGGACTAGAAAGTCGAAATGCTCAGACCCACCTCGCAAACATGAGGAGGGTAATGGATGTCTTAGTTACTGGTAATCAAATTGCTCAAGCCAATGTGGAAGAGTTTTCTGAAGCCTTGACTAACCGGGCTGCTCCTGCTATGGTGAATTACGGCATCCGTCTAGAAGAAGGTGTGGCTGTCCTAGCTGCCTACGCTAACAGAATGTTGTCGCCCATAAAGCCGGTACGTTCTTTGATAGAGGTCTTAGGTTACTGGCAAACTCAGCAATCAAAAACGCAGATGCCTGGAAGGATCTAGGAGTTAAGGTTTTTGATGCTGGTCAAAATATGAGACCTATTGGCGATGTTCTAGAAGACCTTAACAACAAAACAAAAGGGATGTCTGTCAAACTAAGAACAGTCACACTAGACCAGCTTGGATTTGCTGCTAGGGTACAACAGACGATCCTACCCTTGCTTAAGATGGGAACACAGATCAAACAGTATACGCAACTATTACAGAACGCTGGAGGAGAATCCAAACGAGTTGCAAACGAACAAATGAAGGCTCTTAGTAATCAGTGGTTGATGATGAAGAATAGAGTATCGGCTCTTGCCATTGAACTAGGTACGTCATTTCTGCCAACAATGAGAGTGATTCAACGAGTTTTGCAAGGAGCGATAAATGCCTGGAAAGAACTAGCACCAGAAACAAAACGAAATATTGTTATTGCAATGGCAATGGCGGCAGTTATCGGTCCTCTAGTCTTCGCACTAGGACTATTTGTTACTGCTTTAGCAGCGGTTGCGAGTGCGGTGATATTTTTACTCAATCCTTGGATACTATTAGTCGCAGTAATCGCCGCAGCCGTCGCTTATGTTATTAACATAAGTATCGGATTTGA